AATCCCCCACTACACTATCAGTAACAATATACGATAACACCGCATCCGGATGGACTTCTGGGTCTGGTTGGATCACATATAATCACAGCAACGCCGCTTATATAGTGCGTACTAATTATATTGACGGTGTTTCAGCAGCTAACTCATCTTCAGCATCGACTATTGATGAGTATAAAGTTACTAAACAAAACCAACGTACTAAGATATACAATAGTGCAGGATCGTTATTAAATTAATTTTAAACTAAGCTAATATTTAGGAGTATAATATGGCTATTACATACACATGGGAAGTTACTTCCCTTAAAACAAAAACAGTGGCATCTACAGCAGACGTTATCGTTCAAACCTATTGGAAGAAGATAGGCACAGACGATGATGGAAATGTAGGTACTTTTTCAGGTGCTACACCATTCCCAACAGAAACTATCGGTGCTAGCTTTACTACGTTTGCATCATTAACAGAAGCTCAGGTCCTTGGTTGGATCCAGGCTAAAGTTACTGGTGACTATGAAGTTCATGTTAATGCACAGATCCAGAAGGGCTTGGATGAGTCTACAGCACCTGTATCAGAGAGTGAGATGCCTTGGTTTCCTGTAGCTGAACCTGCACCAGAGTGATAAACAAGTTCGTATAAATAAGGCATAATAGAACAACACGAGAATTTACACATGGCAGCTCCTACATCACGTGCTACACTTATTGAATATTGTCTACGCAGACTCGGTGCACCTGTCATTGAAATTAACGTAGATGATGATCAGGTTTCTGATCGAATAGATGAAGCATTACAGTATTATCAAGAGTATCATTCAGATGCTATTGTAAAGACTTACATAAAGCATCAAGTAACTGCTGATGATATTACTAATAAGTATATTACTATATCAGACGCAGTAACTTCTATCGTTAAGATCCTTCCGCTTGGATTCGCTTCAAGCAGTTGGAGTTCTGATGGCTGGCAGGTTATGGCACAAACTATGAAAGACTTCCAGACTGGTGGTACTATTGCCGAGTATGAAATGTCTCAACAGAATCGTGCTATGATGCAACATCGTATGGGTTCAGCTGAAGGCGTTCGTTATAACCGTCATCAGAACAAACTATACATTGAAGTACAATGGGGTACAGAAGTAAAGGAAGGAAGCTATATTGTAGCAGAAGCCTATACTCTTGTGGATCCTGATACATATTCATCTGTATATAATGACTTATTCTTAAAGCAATATTCTACAGCTCTTATCAAACAACAATGGGGTTCTAACCTTATTAAGTTTGAGGGTATGCAATTACCTGGTGGAGTTACAATGAATGGTCGTCAGTTGTATGATGATGCCACGGAAGAGATTAGACTTATCCGTGAGTACATGCAAGTGAATTATGAAGAACCAATCGACTTTATGATAGGGTAATTGAAATGGCTACTAATGTTTTCTTCTCGCCTAAAGTGCGATCTGAGCAGATGTTATATGAAGACCTCCTGATTGAATCTTTAAAGATATACGGTCAGGACGTTACATACATCCCACGAACACTTGTAAATCATGATACTATCATGGGTGAAGCTATTGCGTCACAATTTGATGCAGCGTATGAAATAGAAATGTATATAGAAAACCCAGAAGGCTTTGATGGCGAAGGTGATCTATTCGCTAAGTTTGGTGTAGAGATTCGTGACCAAGCTACATTAGTTGTATCCCGTTATAGATGGGAGCAGTTGATTGGTGTACAGAATAACCTCATCAATTCAAACCGTCCTTCAGAAGGCGATCTAATTTATCTACCTCTTTCTAACTCATTGTTTGAAATTGCACATGTAGAACACGAACAACCATTCTATCAATTAAGCCAATGGCCTACATATAAGATCCGTATTGAGAAGTTTGAGTATGCTAATGAGACTTTAAATACTGGTATTGATGTAATTGATAACATAGACAATACATTTGCTTATGGACTCAAACTTGTTGTAGATAATTCTAATAGTATTAACTTCACAGTAGGAGAGCCTGTCACTCAGACTCTTCTTGATGGAACAGTTATTACTGGTGAAGTAGCATCGTTTGATATTGCTACTTCTACTGCTATTATATCACATATTAAGGCTTCAGACAACAAGCAACATAGTATTGCTGCTGGAATTAATATTATTGGATCTACATCTACTGCTGCATGGAATGTAGTATCGGTAGCAGATTCATTTGGTGATACATTCAGTAAGAATGATGTGTTTGATACAGAGCGAAGTGATATACTAGATTTTGCAGAAAGCAATCCATTCGGTGAACTATAATGTTTAATAAGAATCATTTCTACCATCAAACAATTAGACGATTAGTATCAGTATTTGGTACCATGTTTAATGACATACATATCATACATAAAGATTCAGCTGGTAACACAAAAGATCAGATAAAGGTTCCTCTAGCATACGGCCCAAAGCAGAAGTTTCTTGCTCGCCTTGAGGAATCTTCTAATCTACGTAATACATCTCTTGCAATAAAGCTACCTCGTATGAGTTTTGAAATAACCTCTATGGCATATGACACCACTCGTCAATTGCCAAAGACATCTAATTTCTCGATGGCAGGTACAGAAAATAATAAGCGTAAGAAAGCATACGTTGCAGCACCATATACAATTGGTATTCAATTAAGCATTCTAACTAAGACACAAGACGATGGACTTCAGATTATTGAACAAATCATCCCATACTTCCAGCCTTCTTATACAGTAACGGTAAAGAATATTCCTGGTCTATCAGAGATTAAATCTGATGTACCCATTACATTAACTTCTGTTGCTATGTCTGATGAGTACGAGGGCGATTTCGCTTCTCGAAGAGCCATTATATATACTTTAGACTTTGATGTGAAGATCAATTTCTTTGGTCCAGTAGATGAAGAGAAAGCTACAATTCGTACAGCGATTACTAGTATTTCTGAGACTGGAAAGACATCTCCAGTAGTGACTACTACCACAACAACCAATCCAGCTGACGCAGGGATAGATGATGATTACGGATATACCGAAACAATTAACTTCCTCGACGAAGATTAAATCTGACGTTGACATTGCAGCCGATTATGAATATAGTCGGTCTAATTACTATAAGCTAATAAACGCTGGTAATGAAGCAATTGAAGAGATGTTAGAATTAGCAAGAGAGACGCAGCACCCAAGATCGTTTGAGGTGTTGGGTAAACTGATCAAAGATATTTCAGACGTGAATGATAGACTCCTTAAAATGCAAAAGGCTAAGAAAGAATTAGCTACGGAAGAAGCAGACACACCAAAGACAGGTGTAACTAATAACAATTTATTTGTTGGATCTACCACCGATCTTCAACGTATGCTAGCAGACGCTGCAGCATCCTCTGAGAAAGAGATCGTACATGACCCAAAGGAATGATACATATTTAGGTAATCCTCTTGTAAAACGAGACGGAATACAACAAGCATGGACAGAAGACAGCATAAAGGAATATGCTAGATGTATGCAGGATCCTGTATACTTTGCAGTAACATATCTCAAAGTAATCAACTTAGACGAAGGCCTTGTTCCTTTTGAATTATATGATTATCAAGAACATATGTTCAAGCACTTCAATGATAATAGATTCTCTATTGTATTAGCATGTCGTCAATCTGGTAAGAGTATTTCATCTGTGGCATATTTGCTATGGTATGCTGTATTTCATTCAGAACAGACTATTGCTATCCTTGCTAACAAAGGATCAACTGCACGTGAGATGCTTGCTCGTATAACATTGATGCTTGAGAACCTTCCGTTCTTCTTGCAGCCAGGATGTAAGGCATTAAACAAAGGTTCAGTTGAATTTAGTAACAACTCAAGAATCATTGCTTCTGCTACATCTGGTTCATCTATTCGTGGTATGTCTATCAACGTACTGTTCCTAGATGAGTTTGCATTCGTAGAGAATGACGCAGAGTTCTATACTTCTACATACCCTGTAATATCATCTGGTAAGAATACAAAAGTAATCATTACATCTACACGTAATGGTATTGCTAACGTATTCCATAAGCTATATGAAGGTGCTGTTCAGAAGACTAATAACTTTAAGCCATTCCGAGTAGATTGGTGGGACGTTCCTGGACGTGATGAGGCCTGGAAGCAAGAGACTATTGCTAACACTTCTCAGCTTCAGTTCGATCAAGAATTTGGTAATATGGTTACTACTTCTGGATCTACATTAGTAGATGCGGATAAGCTATTAGCTCTACAATCTATAGAGCCTATATACACTCAGAATGGAATCTCTGTGTATGTCAAGCCTAAAGAAGATCGTAACTACCTTATGTTTGTAGACGTTGCTAAGGGACGGGGACAAGATTACTCTACATTTAACATCATAGATGTGACAGAACAACCATTCAATCAGGTATGTACATATAGAGATAATATGATCTCACCATTATTGTATCCTGATATCCTTTATAAATATGCCACTACATATAACAATGCATATACAATTATAGAGAATAATGATGCAGGTAGTGTCGTATGTAATGGATTATATTACGATCTAGAGTATGAAAACGTTCACGTAGAGAGTTCTATTAAGGCTGGTGGCGTTGGCGTTACAATGAACAAGAAGATCAAACGTATTGGTTGTTCTAATATAAAGGATCTAATTGAACAAGGAAAGCTTCAGATTAATGATGCAGAGACTATTATAGAGTTGTCTGCATTCTCTGCTAGAGGATCATCTTACGAAGCATTACCTGGTATGCATGACGATCTAGTTATGAACCTAGTTATGTTTGGATGGTATTCAAGTACTCCATTCTTTCTTGAGATGACAGACATAGATTTAAGAAATATGTTGTATTCAGAAAGAATGGCAGAGATAGAGAGTGACATGCTACCATTTGGTATTATAGGTCATGAAGTAGAAGATGATGGACCAGTGATAGACACAGAATTTACAGGAGACATCTGGACAGTCTCCTAAAAGATGATAACGTATAAATACTTACAATTGAGAATAAACCTTATCATGAATCATATTAAAATAACTTTTTGAGGAAGAAAGTATGGCATTTCAAGTCTCGCCTGGCGTAAAGGCATATGAAATCGATGCTCCGAATACTGTAGCAGGCGTATCAACGTCTACTGGCGCTTTTGCCGGTCCATTTGCATGGGGTCCAGTTGAAGAGATCGTAACAGTTGGTTCTGAAGCCGAACTAACAGCAACATTTGGTACCCCAGATACGACTACTAATAAGTCTTTCTTGGTTGCTGCAAACTATCTAATGTACTCACAAGCGCTACGAGTTGTACGAGCTGCGGCTGGGCAA